ATGTAATAATGGTCTGTTTAATAATTGCAGGAAAATATAAGATTAATATAGAGTCAGCATTAAGTCAAACAATGGAAAAGAATCGGCGAAGAGCTGAAAAACAAGGGGATAAACTATGAAATAACTAACTTATGAGGACTGGGTTAAAAATCCTGTTCCTCGTAATATGTGGGTGTAGACTAGTAGTGAAAATAATAAGAAGCAACGAAAGGTTATATATTTTATTGAAGATAAAAATACATCTTATCCAGTAGGTGAATGGAAAGAGCCATTAATAGAGGTAAAAGAATGACCAATTTACTTAAAGGACACGAGGACTTTATTGTCTCTCACACAAGGAAAGAAATAATGCAGAAGTTTAATGTGAACTACGATTATATAAATAACTTCTGTAGTAAGAACGGAATAAGTCCAATAGCAGAAAGAAGAAGATATTTTATTACAGATGAGATTAAAGATTTTTTGAAAGAACATACTATTAAAGAAACAGCATTTAAATTTAATGTTGGATATAACTGGCTTTCCATAAAGGTACGAGAAATGAACATACCTTGTAAATGGCATAACTGTAAAGAAGCTAAACTATCTACCCATTCCTGTAAACACACAGGAGAGACCCAAGAAATGATAAAATACTTATCTAAAACTTTTACTATGGCATCTATAGCAAGAGTGTTCGGTTACTCAAAAGAACGCATAAGACAGATTTGTGCTGATAATGAGGAGTAACGAATTGCTGATGTATTGTCTTAAAACTGAAATGTATATGTTTACTGGGAGATTATAATGACTGAAGAGGTAAATATGTTTGAAAAGGAAGCAGAGAGTTATGCAACTCAAGAATGTTGTATGACCTGTAATAATGTAAATCATTTTTGCAAAGAAAAATGTGAGTGTTGGACTTTTGCTAAGAAAGGTGCAGAGTTCGGCTATAACAAGGCGAATGAATGGCATTATGTGAAAGACGGAATTATGCCAGAAGAAAATCAATGGGTGTTAGTATATGACGGTAGTTATACAGTATGTAATTATCATTCTAATACACCTATCAAATGGCTTGATAATTATGAGAATGAAGTGCCTGAGAATGCTATTATCGCTTGGAAGAAAATCGTACCTCCAAATGTATAATGATATTATTGCTGTCGTTGACAGTTAGTAATATAGTAGGTCGTTGACTTGCTCGGAACAAAGTTCCATTAATCTTGAAGTCCATCATAAACGGACAATGACATATTTATAATATAGACAGATTGGAAAGACAGTCAGCAGGTCGTTGACTTGCTTGTCGGTGAAAAAGTAAACTAGGGATAGAGAGGTTCTTCCCTTTTGTTATTACCTCTCTATCCCACCTTTATCTAGGAGAAAATTATGAAGATGACAGCCTCACTTATACAGGCCTGTGATTACTACTTTTCAGTACATAGTGAAAGAGCATTAAAACAGCTACACGACACGCTAACTACCGGCTTTATAGGAAATGCTGCAACAAGACGTGGCGAGGCCTATGAGGACTATGTAAACAAAACGTTAATTGAAAACGGTAAGTTTAATCTTGACATTGAACAAGAGGCATTTGAAGAGCTAAGAGGTACTCTACAGCAAGAATGGATTGCACCACTAACAATACACACGAGATTTGGTGACTTTGTTTTTAAAGGAAGGACTGACTATAGACGGCCAGATAATAATATATTATATGACCTTAAGACTACAAAAAGATTTGATGAGGACAGCTACCATTCTAAATGGCAGCATACAATATATGCTCTTGCAATGGGTACTCCTGTGTTTAAGTATATTGTTGCTGAGTTCGTTGATAATGATTCTATTGTTCCTGTACAGATTTATAAGGTTACTCCAGAATTAAGGAGTGAGTCAGCACTTATAAACAAAGTAGAAGAATGTGTAGACTTTTTGTCTAAAACATTTAAAGAAGACTTTGAGAACTGGGCTGGCGGAAAAATAATAAAGGCTAGTACATACTAATAAGAAAGGGGTTTAAAGTATGTCATTCACTTTTAAAACAAAGCCGTTTGCGCATCAGCTAGAAGCTTATGACTTTGTAAACGGCAAAGAGTACTTTGCATTATTTATGCAGCAAGGAACTGGAAAAACAAAAACTGCCATAGATATATGCAGTATGCGCTATACGACAGGTGAAATAAATGCGGTACTTGTTATTGCTCCAAATCACGTGCACGCTCAGTGGGGTAATGAGCAAATACCAATGCACTGTTCTGTACCATTTGAAACATTTATATTTCATTCAGGAATGAGTAAGTCTAAAACTACTGCACTTAAAAACTTCATATCTGACACTACATCAGACCTTAAATGGTTATGTGCTAATGTAGAAAGCTTCAGCTATTCCACATACTTACATTATTTTCAAGACTACTTGACAATGAATAATGTATTCATAATTCTTGATGAAGCAACAAGCATAAAGAATCCACAATCAAAAAGGTTTACTAACATAGTAAGAGGGCTGTCTAAGTGTTCTTGGAGGGGTAAACGCCTGTTGTCTTCTGTGCCTTTATCAAAAGGCAGGGCAATACTTACAGGTACTCCTATCACTAACAGTCCACTAGATGCTTGGGCAATGTTTGAATTCTTACAGAATGATTACTTTGGTAGGTCTTATTATGCTTTTAAAGCACACTATACAATTGAACAGAAGATGCAGATTTGGCAGGGTAATATATGCAGAACAATAACTACTACTGCAAAGGACATTCAGGAAATCGTAAAGAAGTGCCAGACACAAGAAGGTATGATTGAAGTACAAACAACACTAGGAATATCTCAGGCTGACATACTTTATATGCAAGCTAACCCAGACTTACAAATGCCTTATAAGTACTTAAGTGAACTTAAGGATATGATGAGTAAAGTTGCGTTCTTTAAGAAGTCTTCAGAGTGTTTTGAATTACCACCAAAGATATATGAACACGTAAATGTGGAAATGAATGATGAACAGAAGAGATTGTATAAGTCTCTTGAAGAAGAGTATATCGCAGAGTATGACGGCAAGATAGTTCCTGTATTAAATAAGATTACCTTATATACAAGGCTGTCACAGTTAGCTGGAGGCTTCTTACCATTTACAGATGAAGAGTCAGGTATAACAACTATAACTCCTGTAGGGACAAGTAATCCAAAGGTTGAAGCACTTATATCAAGAATAGAAAATGGAGATTTACCTTGTATTGTAGTAACTAGGTTTACTGCAGAAGCAAATTATCTATTTGAACAGCTCACAGAAGTATTTAAAGATAAGACAGTAGGTATATTCATTGGTCCTAAAAAATATCCTAAAGAGCCTGTAGAAAGTTTTAAAGCAGGAGAAGTAGATATACTTATTGCTAATGAAAGAATGATAAGTAAAGGACACAATCTTCAGCTATCTCATACGCTTTACTTCTTCAGCTGTAGCTATTCTCTTGAAGATAGAGACCAGACAGAAGACCGTATTGCAAGATATGGACAGACAGAAAAATGTCTTATTGTAGACTTTATTGCTTATGGAACTATTGATATGAAAGTATATGCTTCATTAAGACAAAAGAGGAATTTGTTAGACTTCTTCAGAAACTCAAGTGTGTCTGAAGACCTATCAGAAGTAACCTCAGATATGAAAGATGTATTCAATATATAGGAGGAATATATGAAGAAAGTGTTATTGTATATCTGGCAATTACCACAAAACATTCTAGGTTTAATAGCCGTTGCATTGTTCAGATGTAACTATGCGTCAAGGTTAGGCATCTTCTACACAGAAGCAAAGATAGGTGTATCTCTTGGCAACTACATTATTGTAAATGAGTTTGCTAGTATAACTACAGTTAAACACGAGCAAGGACACAGTAAGCAGAGTCTTATGCTAGGACCTTTATATCTTTTTGTAATAGGTGTACCAAGTGCTGTTTGTAATATTATAGACAGATGCTGTCATAAAAACTGGACACAAATTATGAGGGAAAGATGGTATTACTCATTACCTTGGGAGTCAAGTGCAGATAAGCTTGCTGATGTAAAACGCTGGTAGGTAGTAGGTATACATAAAAATAGTATACAAGAGTATATACATTATATAAAAATAAAGGAAAAATAACAAAAAATTATTTTTATAAGTATTTACAAATTCCTTAAAAAATGCTATTATAATATTATAAAATATATAGAGGTAATAAATGTCACAAAGCACAGTAGATATCTATGAAGAATTGTCTACACCACACACTGCAATGGAAGAGGCTGCGGAGTTGAGTAGACAACTCTCTGAGGCAGAAAAAGTAATGCTTGAAGCAGAGAAGGCATATAATCAAGCCAAGATTGCTTATGAGCATTTAGCAATGGACGTTATACCAGAGTTCTATAAAGCAAATGGTATTTCTAAGATGTGTCTTGATGACGGTACTGTTCTTTCAGTTGAGCAAAAGATTACTTGTTCACCTAGAAAAGATAGTAAAGCAGAGCTGATTAAGTGGCTTAAAAGCAAGGGAGGAGCAGACCTTGTAAAAGAAGAACTTTCAGTAAACTCAGTGTTTGCAGACAGACTAAAGGAGCTAAGTGTTCCTTTTACTGCAAAGGGTGATGTAAACACTAACAGTCTTAAGTCTTGGCTCAGTGAGCAGCTAGGCTTGAAAGCTGGTAGTGTGTCCAGAATGAACTATGAAGACATTCCGGACTTTGTAAATTTTTACAGATACAATACAACTGTTGTATCAAAACCAAAATTATAGGAGACAAATATGTCAAACGAATTATCAATTTATGATGAAGTAGAAGGACAGGGCTTTGAGAATATGGGTGCTGATAAATACTCAGTGCCTATGCTTAAAATCGCACAGCCAACAAGTGGTGTTCTTACAGAAGATGACTCAAAAGTAAAAGTAGGTGACTTTTATAACAGTGCAACAGGTGAGTCTTACGGACCTGAGATTGAACTAATTCCGGTGTACTTTAATACTGTATGGCTTGAATGGAAACCAAATATGGGTGGTCTAGCAGGACGGCATAAACCTTACTCTGTTCGTGTAACAGGTAATATTTTCACAGGACTTAAAACACTTGATGGCAATGATATTCAAGAGTCTTGGTGTTATCTTGTATTGATTAAAGGACACGAAGATACTGGACCGTTGTTATTCTCTTGTGCAAGTACTTCAATCAGATATTGTAAAACTTGGAACAGTCTTCTTTCTGAAAACAGGCTACCTTCAGGAAAACACGCACCGTTATTTTCTACTTACTGGAAATTGAGCTCTAAGAAAAATAAGAATGATAAAGGTACATTCTATGTAATTGGTGAAGGTAAGAATGCAGCTATTACTAAAGGTGATTGGGTACCTGCAGAGATATATAATAACTGTGTAAAGGCTGTTGTAGAAACAGCAGGGACAATGTTTGAACAGTTAAATATGACTGAAGACACAGTACCAGCTACTGCAGCACTTCCAGAAGCACCAGGTAATTATTAATACTTAAACTATATAACTAGCTAACAAGCCCTAGCCTTTGCTAGGGTTTGCTTTATTAAACTGGAGTAAATAATGAATACATCAGTTCTTACTATAACTAGATTTAGGCAGCTGTTTGCCGGAAATATGTCATTTAAAGGTGTAACAGTAATAAAGAAACCCACTGAAGAAAACAAGAAGACAGAGTCTATAAGCCATTTAGAAAAATCACCAGTTACAAATAAAGATATATCAGACCATATTGAAGGAATTAAGTCAATAGGGCTGTCTCCTATAAATGAAGATGGACTATGTAGCTTTGGTGTAATAGACATAGATGACTATACTTCTATAGTAAAACAGCGACTTCAAACCATCTATAGATATAACATTCCATTAATACCGTTCTATTCAAAGTCAGGGGGCTTACATTTATATGTCTTTTTTAAAGAACCTATAAAGCCTGATATACTTAAAGATACTCTAGATGAGCTTAAAATAGCTATTGGACTTCCGGGAGACACAGAGGTATTTCCTAAGCAAAGAAGTATGGATAAAACTTCTTACGCCTCTTGGATAAACCTACCATACTTTGATGCCTATGATAAAGACAATAAAAGAAAATTGATAGCTGAAGACGGGAGTCTTGTCTGTTTAGAAGATGCACTTGACTATTGTGAAGCAAGAAAGACAACATTAAATGATTTTAAAGAATCCTGTAGTTCTTTGCCATTTAGTGATGCTCCACCTTGCATACAGTCTTTGTATATTGCAGGAGTTACAGAATATAGGAATGAGTTTTTATTCAGTGCTGCGGTATACTGTAAGAATAAATATGGTGATGAAAGGTATGAGCAGGAGCTATTTGCAATAAACAATTCCTTCGATGAACCAATTAGTGAGCAGGAACTACGTAACACTGTTATTAAAACTATGTCTAAAAAGACATACTCATACAAGTGTGGTATTGCACCTTTGTGTACTGTATGCAATAAGAAGATTTGTGAAGGCAGAGCTTATGGCAAAGACAATGGACAGATACCTTCTTTGTCATTTGAGGAGTTTCATCAATACTTGACAGAGCCTCCTTATTACGAATGGATTGTAAATGGTGAGTCTTTACGTTTTTATAAAGAAGATGACATCATTAATCAGACAGCATTCAGAACATTATGTATGCGTAAGCTACATAAACTGCCTAAGAAACTTACTGATGCAAAGTGGACCAGCATAGTAAATGCAGCACTTGAAAATGTTATAATTCACGAAGCAGACATATCAAGCTCAATGACAACTGGAGGTATTTGGTATAAGTATACCTGTGACTTTTTTACTACAAGGAAACTTGCAGATAGCCCTACACAGATAAAACTTGGTAGGATTTATAAAGATACTGAAAAAGGTATTTATGTCTTTAGAGGCTCAGATTATATTGAGTTTATGCTAAACATAAAAGACTTTAAAGGTTATAGCGAAGCTGAGATGCAGAATAATCTTATTGACAAGGGAGCAAAGATAATTCCATATATGCTTGGTGAAAAAGAGTATAAACTATGGTCATTACCTGTTTCAGCAATTGATAGTACACAAAACACACTGCAGGACGTAGAGATAGATTATCTTGAAAAAGAACAGGAGGACGATAGATACTAATATGCCAGAATACAACATTATTTATGGCCCACCTGGTACAGGCAAAACTACAAGGCTTATGGATATTATTGAGTATGAGCTTGGTACAAAAGGTGTTGAGCCTGACAAAATAGCCTTTGTTACATTTACAAGAAAGGGTGCTTATGAAGGTATAAACCGTGCAGCATATAAGTTTAATCTTCCTAATGAAGCATTCCCTTACTTCAGGACATTGCATTCATTTGCAATAATGAACAATATGCACAGAGTTATCTCTAGCAGAGATATATTCGACTTCGGTGCAAAGTCAGGGCTGCAACTTCACCCCGGTGGAGATGATGAAATATATATGGACTATATTGAATTATATAGAAACAATAAACTAGCTGCAAGTCGACTTGTAGGATATCTTGACAGTGACAAGTTATTATGGGTTATGAAGCAATATAGGAAGTATAAAGATACCTTTAAGTTATATGACTTTACTGACATGATTGAGCAGTATAAGGGTCCAGCTCCTGTAGATGTAGCAATAATAGATGAAGCACAGGACCTTACAACATTACAATGGCAGATGGTACAAAAGGCATTCTCACATTGTGAGCGTATATACATTGCAGGTGATGATGACCAAGCAATATTTGAGTGGTCTGGAGCAGATGTAAATACATTTTTAAGTATACACGGTCACACAGAAACGCTGTCTAAGTCATATAGACTGCCAAATAATCTTGTAGACTTTGCTAAGACTATTACAAAGAATATATCTAACAGAGTAGACAAGTTGTATAGTGGCAATGGTACAAAAGGTGTGGTAGAAATTGTAAATAACCTTAATGAAATAATGCTTGATAAAGATGAAGAGTATCTTCTACTTGCAAGAAACAAAAGTCATTTACATTATTTTACAGAATGGCTTGAAAAGCTAAATGTACCATACACAATAGATGGTGAGACAATAACAACAGACAAGGACTTCGAGGCTATAGCAGAGTGGGAGCATATAAGAAGAGCTGGAGGTATGAGCAAAAAGCAGGAATATATGTTTTCAAGAATACGTAAACCGGGTACAGATATATCTCAGCCGTGGTATGAAGTTTTTGACTGGACTACAGAAAAGATTTTGTATACACGAGACCGTATTGCAAATAAACAAATAAAAGCAGTACCAAAGATAAATATATCTACTATTCATAAAGTAAAGGGAGGTGAAGTAGACAACGTAATTTTATTGACAGATGTAGCCAGAAAGACTGCATTGACACTAGACCTTATGCCAGACAGTGAGCATAGGGTATTCTACGTAGGTATAACTAGAGCTAAGAAGTCCGTGACTATTGTGAAGCCTCAGACTAATAGATTTTATAATTATCTTTAGTTATAATATTATGAAAATATAAAGAATATAAAATGCTTATATCTTTATAAAAGTTCTTTAAGAACGCAAATTTAAGGACCTCAAAAATGAAAATAAATGATAACTGCATAAATCATCTATCTGCGGCACAAGCTATAGAGATAGATAAAACATTTGGCAATAGAGATACTGCTGAAATACAGTATAGTGAAACAGGACACAGATATATAGTATTAGATACTACACACTGGTCTTCCGTAGATATAAACAAGCTAAAAAGTATATTGAAAGAAGCCCTCGAAATATTAATAACCCCATTACAAGAAAGCCCTAAAGTACCGATAGCTTCATCAAAGAACCCAAGACCAAAAGATACAGTAGGTAAACTTAAGTTATCACTTGTACCAAGAGGCATAGTAGAGTCTATTGCCAAGGTACGAGAGTTTGGTAACAAGAAGTATGGTAACCCTGACAACTGGAAAAAGGTAAGTAAACAAGACTACTGGGAGGCTTGTTTACGCCACGTAGAGGCAGCAAGAAACAATGTTGATGCAGTAGACCCAGAGTCTGGTCTGTTACATATAGCACATCTTGCAGCTAACTTGTCTTTCATACTAAGCGGAGAATTGAAATGATTATAGAAGCAGATTGTACAGTATGTCATAAGACTTTCTTAAAAGTACATAGCCGTGACAAGCGTTGTTTGAACTGTAGGAAAGTTCCTTATTATACAAAAGTACGTACTACTCACGTTGTTGTGTGTAAACAATGTGGTACAGAGTTTATAACAGACCTGTATAATAAGGAATTCTGTAGCAATAAATGCAGGGAAAGGTTTCACTATGCTATAGAAGAAGTAATTAAAGTATGTAAAGTTTGTGGTAGAGAGTTCAAGACAAGCAGAAAAAATCAAATATACTGCAGTGAAGCCTGCAGGAAAACAAAAGAGGTATAATATGCAGGACTATATGGTAATAGACATTGAAACAAAAGACCCTAAGTTATTAGATATGGGCCCTGGAGTATTCAGAGACGACGGGTATATTCTAGGTGTAGGTATAAATGCCCCGTTTATGCACTTATGTAAATATTTCAATCTTGCGCATCCTGATTGCACAGAAGAGCTGCATCAGAGAAATGTAAAGCAGCTAAGAGAACTGTTTGCTATGCCTTGTACAAAAGTATTTGTAAACGCCCTGTATGACTTAGGCTGGCTCATAAACTGGATTTATAAGTTTGAAATAAACGGTACTTATGAAGATGTCATTACAAGAGAAGCATTACTTGATGCTTATGCACCGAGCTACTCATTAGATTATCTGTCAAAGAAGTACGGTAGAAAGGGTAAGCGTGAAAATAAGATACAAGCAATCTGTGATGCTAATGGCTGGACAGGAGCTCCACAAAGACACTTATGGAAAATGAATGCTTCAGATATAGCTGAGTATATGGCAGGGGACCTTGAAGAGCCTGCAGCAATATTCGAAGCACAGCAGGGTCCACTTGAAGCACAGAACCTGCTCACTGTAAATGATGTAGAGTGCAGGCTTTTGAGATGTGTTCTTGATATGTCTAAAGAAGGCATAATGGTCGATACAAAAAGAAGAAGTGAAGTATCAGACATATTACATAGAAGCTATAGAGATGCTCTTATCAACTTTGAAGATAAATACGGTGAACTTGTGAACTTTAACAGTGGTGCTGAACTTGAGCATTTATTTAATAGACTAGGTCTTCCTGTTGAGTATACAGCTAAAGGAAATCCTTCTTTCAATAATGCGGCACTTCTGGCTTCAGGAGATATTGGAAAAGAGATAATTCATATTAAGGAAATAAAAACAGTAATGAATAACTTTGTAGACGGAGCACTTGTAGATTTTGTATGTCCTGACGGACGAATACACTGTAACTTCTATCCTGCAAAGAAAGATGATGGTGGAACTATAACAGGACGTTTTGCCTGCAGATATCCAAACCTGCAGCAAATACCTGCAAAGAAAGAAAAGTTTGGTGATGAAATACGTTCTATTCTTGTACCGAATGAAGGCTGTTGGTACGGCGCACCAGACTTTAAGCAAGTAGAATACCGTGTACTTTCTCACTTTGCAAGTGGCCCGGGCGCTGAAGATATTCGTAAAGCATATAATGAAAATCCTAAAGTAGACTATCACCAATATGTAATGGACCTTACGGGTCTTGACAGGAAACACGCAAAAAACCTAAACTTTGGCTGTCTTTATGGTATGGGGCTTAATACAATGTCTACAAAATTCGGTATACCTATGGACAAGTGCAGAGATATTGCTAATCAGTATTACAGCAGTATGTCATTTGTAAAGCCTACAATGCACGCCGTACAGTCTGTAGCATCATCTAGAGGCTATGTAAAAACTGTTCTTGGCAGAAGAGCACGTGTATCAGAAAGAATGCGTGAAGAAAATAAGCTGTATCCTATGTTAAACTACTTGATACAGGGTACCGCCGCAGATATTATGAAAATGGGAATGGTCAAGTGTTATGAGCTAGGACTGTTCAATATATGCAGATGTCATATAACAGTTCACGACGAGCTTGGTCTGTCTGTTCCAAAGACAAAAGAAGGTATTGAGGCCTACAATGAAATACAGAAAACACTTGCCACTGCAGTAAAGCTAAGTGTTCCATTGTATACAGACCCTGACTTAGGTGACAACTGGGGAAGTGTTTCTGAAGAAGGCTACATAAACGCTTGTAAAGAGGTAGGAATAACATTATGATAGTGCTTGATGGTGGTGAAGATGTATGTGCTGGTGGAGAAGGACACGTTGTATGTGGGTTTTATGATAAAGAAAATGACAAGTGTTATTTCAGACTTGATGATATGCACGGAAGAAGCTGTATTAATTATGCAGCTGATGACTCTTGTATATTCTGTGCTATACAAAAGAATTACAAGTGTCTATTAATCTGTGATTATATATCTAATGACTCAAAGCGATGTGAAGACTTTAGACCAGTAGATATAAAAAACTTTAGAAGATAAAAACAGTGACAGGCAGTAAGGAGACTAAACCTGCCTGTCACTGAACACTATTCTAGTAATACTCATAGATATAGTATTTTTCTATTGTACCCTCTTTCACAGTTATACTATCTTGCAGCGTATCAAAGGACCTTCGTCTATAGTGGTGGCGTCCTGTACGAGGATTGTAGTATATTGCGATAGAGAATTCATTATCCTTTAAAGTCCTATCTATGCAGTCTGTTTCTTTGCGAAGCCAGTTTTTACCAGTAAGTATATTAAGTATTTTAAGATTATCTTTTACAGTAAAATCTTTATCAAGATACTTACAGCATCTACTATATGCGACAAAGAAGTCTATTGGCTTTTCTATTGTTTCTTCTGCTATAGACAATAAACATAAAAATGTGCAGCCAGTTTCACCACACTGTTTCATAAGTGACTGGCTATTCTTATATCTAAGAGATGAATTATAACTCATTTATTTACTCCATTAACAATGAACATTACTGCACCACCTACAATAAAGCCAACAGTAAAACTTATTACTCCTGACTTAATTGCTGTCTTTACATTCTTGCTTTCTAATTCTTTGCAGTATGCTTCCGACTCTTTTTGTAGAGCCTGCAAGTTCTTCGCAAGTTCCTCTTGCTTCTTCGACTCCGCTTCTAGCTCCAGCAGCTGCTCTTCTGTTACGTAGTATGTTTTTGATTGTGAATATACCGGCTGAAATAATACCAGCAGCATAGCCAATAAGAAAATACTTAATCGCTTCATTCATCTTTACTCCCTAGCTTACTTTTGATAAACTTATCAAAACATTTGTATATTGTGTCATAGGACAATGTTGCCGTGCTAAGTACAAATAGTCCATTAGATACAACAGGAGATACAGCATCAACTGTTACTACAATCACAGTAACCGCTATAGTCATAAGTGTCAATACAAAACCAGGAAGTTTCTTTGTACCTTCTGTGAGTATATTGCCATCACCTATAATATTTTTAATACACTGTGTAATACCTATTACACTTACAGCAAGTCTAATTACTTCATCTGTCATAATTACCTCCTATAGCTCCGCACTTAGTACTCTTACAGATACAATACGCTTAGCATATTTTCCTGTATAATTGTGTATTTTGTCTTGAATAGTAGTATAGTCACTAACTACTATTATTTCATCTCGTATATCACCATACTCTTCATATTGTAGAAGTAATCTAGTACCTATAGCTAATGATATACTAGGATATACTTCTACACCATTTACTTTTTCAGGAACAAATGTAGCAGTAGCAGCTTCTGATTCATCTTCTCCTGTAAAGCCGAAAATTACAACAGGTTTTCCTGCATCATCAATATAGCCTACTGCAGTATCTATACTTCCCTGAGATAACGGTTCTGCTGTATCGGTAGATGCTTTAGCATAAATGTATACATTACTACCTGCTTCTCCCACTGTAAACTTATCTGTAAGTGTAAAGTTAAGTTTACGACTGTTGTCAGACCTACCATACCATAGCAGCTTTCCGTCTGGTAGTGTAAGCACTCCAAAAGGAGAGATATGTGTATTTTCATAGCCACCAGCTGTATACTGTAGATAGAAATTAGTAGTTAGAAATACACCAGTGTCGTCACTTTCTGTGTATTGAGTTATTACATAGCCTCTGTCAGTATAACGGTTATTTGTCAGTAAGTAATTACCATCTACATTAAATATATAAGGAGTGTAATTACTATTATTATTGTATTGAAACTCTTTAAACTTTTCACCTGTTGTATTATTTATTGCTTCAATATACATTTCAGTAATAAGTGCTGTATATACACCTGCAACAGTTAGCAAGCATGACTTACTATATGTCATAGCAGAAGTAAATGTCACACAGCTTGTACCTTCTATACTGTCTGATATGCTACAATAGGTTTTACCCTCATATGTACCTGCAACCGCCCAGTGACCATCAGGGTGTTTCATAATATCAATTATATAATAACTATTTACAGTATCCCCTGTAGCCACACTTTGTACTTCCCAAGTATGTCCATTGTCTGTAGACTTAAGTACTTTTTTTCTGTAGGCAGCACCACCATCTACTGTGATAAATATAGTGCCGTCGATATATCTTAAATGCTTAGCTCTTACTTGTACTACACTACTATCAACAATGACTTGTTCTTTACTCCAAGTATTACCATTATCAGTAGACCTATAATAGTCACAGAAGTAATTGCTAAGTGCAAGCAAGTCCCCATTATTAAGTCGCACTAAATCTCTGATAGCTCCAGTGGACTTATTAGCAAGCATTGTTACATCAAGTTTTGCAGGCTCTGAGTCAATTTCACTTATACACGTTTTAAGCGTTTTGTCTGTAGAGGCAGACTCTGCATATTCAAGTCCTGCAAGATACTTACTGTCAATAGCAAAGCCACCTATATCTGCCTGAGACCTTCCCGGTATTGTTAGGTTATAACTGTCAATTGTGATTGGTGATGTTGTTTTATTTATAAGCCACATTATTTTCCTCCTAAACTGCTGATTATATCTTTTATATTAAAAAGTACCGCTCCTACAAATGCAGAGAGTACAAGATAACCTACTTTAGATATTACTGCCTTAGCCCGTTTACCTTCGGCATCTTCAAGTACGTTTACTCTAAGTTCAAGGTCGACATTTTTATTCTTAATTTCAATGAGTGTATTGGCAAGTTGCTGTTGCTTGAGTTTTACTTCAAGAAGGTCCTCACCTTGCTTAGTCAGTTCGTCTATTTTCTTGTCTAGTTTGTCTATAGTCTGCTGAACTGTACCTAGCTGCTGATTAAGTACTCCGACATTTTTAGCCAATTCTATAATCTCCTCTCGCTCAGTTTGCTTACGCATACACAATCCTCCAATAGAAAGGGAGCCTTGCGGCCACCTTATAGCTAATTATAAGAGGCCTTGCGGCCACCTTATAACTAATTATAAGAGGCCTTGCGGCCACCTTATAGCTAATTAAGCTGGAACTTAGCTTCATACACAATAGTAGTAGGCACAGTCGCTATAGACTCAACTACTACTTCTGCTTCAGCTTCTGCAGAGAGTAAGACATCTCCCTGATACCAGCCTACGAACTTATAGCCATCAGCGGCTACAGCAGACAAGAATAGCTTCTGTCCACGAGTAACATTACCACCTGAAGGATAAGCCCGGCATCCTGCTGTATGTGCAGTTTCTTCTACATTAGTAGTAAATGCTAATGCGGCATCAGGCACTACTACCTTAATACCTGTGCCTACTTTCTGCAGCAGTGTAGGCTCAAGTCCTTCTGTGTTTGTAAGAAGCTCAGCTGCTTCTACAATTGTCTGAGCGTCGCAAAAGGTTGTTGCTCCGCCGTCATATAAACCTTTGTAATGGTTTAGTGACTTTACTGTCATATATTACCTCCTATTGTCGGTGACCTACTATATAAACCTCAGGATAATAGAGGGAGCTCCTCAGAGTTTGATATCTAATAGTAACTAACGGGGCACGATTAATTGCAGTAGTACTAGGAAAATCTGCATCAGCACATAGCATACAGGCACTCTCAGGAAAGTCCGGTGGAAAAGTAATACCACTCATAGACCCTACTGTCATATCTGCAGCATCTGGTAAACCTGAATCAGAAGTAGTAGATAAAGCATTTTTTAAAGCTGCTCGATACGCCAAAAAGCTTTCTTCTTTAAACAGCTTAAATTGCTTATTAAAAACACTATGTGAATATTTTAGCATAAGACTAGCATACTCTAGTAGGGGTGATTTATAAAAAAGTCCTTGCAAATCTGTGCCTACAAGCTGTGCAATATCACAATGAAGCGCTAGAGGTCCATATTTTGCGTCATACCCAGATTCCAGATTTGGATAACAGCCATACATTTCACTACTATCAAGCGAGCTATCTATCTCAGCAATTACTGCTTGAAAATATGGGCTAGTCTTATCCTTCAATTTACTATAAATTTCACTTTGTAGATAACTAGTGTTACTCTCATCAGAACTAAAGCGGCTTAAAGTATTTGCTAAGGACATAAGTACTATATGGTTGTTAATGGGAGCTTTATTGACTAATACCATATTTTTAAAATAATTTATGTCTACAACAAGAAAGTACCGCTTAGAGTTGTTATAGCTATTTACAGTATAAACAATATCACCTATATGTAGACCTGTAGGACAGCCTTTATTCTTCAGGTCATTAAACAGAGTAGTCCAGCCTATTTCATCTGTACGGTATATATTGTGTGTAATAATACTATTATATATCTCGGCCTGTGTCTGTGTTATCAAAGAGCGTATTGCAGTATCCTCAGATTTTCTTGCTGCAGTTTCATTCGATATAGCTGTTGTATTGGCAGATATATTTCCTGTATTAGTATTTATCTTAGAAGTGTTAGCACTTACAGTATTATTCAAGCTAGTTATTTTGCTATCTAAAACACCGTCCTGTTGTGTACGAGCAAGCTGTTCCTGTTCTATTGCAGATTTTCTTGCTGCAGTTTCATTCGATATAGCTGTTGTATTGGCAGATATATTTTCTGTATTAGTACTTATCCGTTCTGACAGCTCAGACATACTACCCTGTATACGACTCTTACACTGGTCATTAGTCTCATTTTCTCCCGGCACTAATGGCCACATAAGGTTAGATAGTTCTTCATACATAGAGTCTACTGTTGCTTTTGTTTCTCTGAAGCGTTTTGTAAATGCGTTCATAAGCCAGTTCCACCACTTAGCAGGAAGAGTCCAGCCTACTTTAACACCTTCAGCATAATTCTGGTCTGTAGGCTTTTGTGTTGTCTGTGAGTCTTTAGCGTATTCTTCAATGTCTTCGATAGTATTGTTTTTCATTTTGTGCTCCTTATGAAATATAGAAAAGTATATAGCTACTGTATATACTATCAAGTACAAGACGCAGCTTAGCAATAAGAACAGGGTTTATATTCTTATCATAGTCAAGTACAAATATATCAGGCTGTGTCTGTTGCCAAGTAAACTTATCTGTCTCAAGTATGCTATAAGTAACATTAGTAATGAACTTAATACTTAAAATATCTGTAGTCTCTGACAGTAGCTTAAGTATTGTTCTGAACTGTGTTACAGGAAGTACTGTAGTTTTATTGTCACCGTACTGTGTAAGAGTAAGCTTACCTGCAGGATAATCTGCCTGTTCTACCTTATTCACATACTCTTCTGCGATACCTATACTATCATTATATTCTTCCTGTTCAACGTAGTTATTTACAAATATAATATTGCCATCTGTATTAATATTAATAGAGAATATGCCTAGCCTTTGAAGCCCCATAAGACGGCCTATAGTATCAAGCTGATACTCTTCTGCATTGTCAATATTTAAGTCTTTAAAGTAACTTAAATGCTCATCTACTTTATTTTCTTTATGAAAAAAGTCATAGACACACTTGAAGAAAGCACTTATTATGGGTCCGTTAAACTGCTTAGCAAGATATGCTCTATCCATTAGTCCACCTCAAATGTAATAAAGTCTTCAGAGTTCTGTATAATGCCAATGTTATTAATATTCATATATACATAGTCACTATAGTTAGAACCATCACTTGACAATGAGATTCCTATAATATATGAGTACTCAGGTATACTTGCAATACTTTCCATAATATATGACTGTGTATAGTTAACTCCCATCTTTAAAGAGTTAGAAAGTTTTGCTATGCTGTTTCTTATAGCATCAGTAACCTCAGTAGCAATAGTTCCTTCAATACCTTTTACGTGAACCTTTACATATATATTCTTTGCATCAGGAGGGAAGTAATTCAATGTAAATTCCTGATTGTTTACTTCTTTATACACCTGTGTAAGCCCAGAATCACCTCCGACTGTAGGAGCGTACATATACTTAAAGTATGTTTCTGCAAGATTATTTGCAGTGCCCTGTATAAATACAATAGCATTTCTAGGCGGAACAGTATATCCAGCAACTGTCTTACTTTCTGTTGTAGAGATATTATAGAGTATATTTGCTTTAGTAACACCTGTGAGTCCATTCAATGCAGTAATAGCCGCATTTACAGGAGTTACTGTTTCATTGCTCTGTATTCTTGTGCGTAGTGCAGATATACTCTCAATATTTGTACCAGGCTCAGAGCCTAAGTTTGTGCAGCTTTCCATATTAGCTATGTTTTTATCGAACTTGTCTATACTGTCAGACGTAATATATACAGGACCTGTTTTGTCTGCAATAGTAACAACACTATCTGTACCGTGTGCAGGTATATTATAGGTTGTTATAGGCTTGAATATATACTCTTCGTCTTCATAAGTAATAGTTATAGTGTCAGCAGGAGCTATAATACACTCACTATCTCCTGCAGTAACACGCATAGTCATAGTTGAGTATGAACCCTGCTTACGCTCAATACGAGCAATTTGTGCTAAGTTCAATACCTGCTGGTCTGCACAGTTACTGATAGAAAAGGACTGTGCTACTGCAAAAATCATCTTTTGTATTACTGAAGTTACATAGCCTATACCGAAAATTATAAGCCATATAGGTGAAGCAAGATTAATCTTAAACTGGACTATTTCACCTTTACGGTTTTTAATATTGTTATCAGCCATATACTTGTTTATATAGTTAAGAAGATTATATGCGTTTGTAGTAGCATCGTCTACTATATATTCTCTTCCTTCAAAATTAATCATTATATTGCTCCTGAGTTTATATAAACTTTGTTTATACCTACAACAAGTTTTTCATCTTTTATACTGTAAGTAGGAGTATAGTTATAAGCTTCAGTATATAAGTTTATATTCTTACGACACTGATTGTCTACTTGTGACAATGTCTTATCACCAAGTAAGTATCCTTTCCAATCATTACCCTTATCTTCCATAAGAGGCACGGAGTCAGTAGATAGGTAGGCTGCAACAGTAGCAAGCTGGTCTGTCTCAGAAGACTCTTCTAACAAGACAGGTAAGCCATCTATAACATCTATATCCCAGTTGTAATTTTCAACTTCAGGATTTTCAGTTGTAAATAACTTAAGCTCCATAATTTCCTCCAAATAATAATTTTATCACGGACAATGAAAATTGTAAATGGATAATAATTATCCAAGTGTAACATCTGTCTGCCCGGCGTCAGCAACAGTAAGAATAAGTGGTACATCAGTAGATGTGTTTCCCTGTACAAAAGTACCAGTATCACTACCGCTGCTTTTATCACCAAGAAGCAGTGCAACTCCTGCAGATGTTTTCATATTACTACCAGTAGCAGTAATAGTACTGGTTACAGGCTTAGATAGAACACCTGCAGGGCCACTTGCTCCTGGAGGCACTAGTACTTTTACATCACCAAAGAATACACCTTTATTGTTTATAAATACTTCTGTACTTGCTGGAGTAAGGAACTGTAAAGGTGAAGGTGATGTTATCACCCCACCATTAATCAGTATAGTACAGCCATTAACCACAACCGGTTTTCCAGCCATAGCGTATTCCTCCTATCATAATATTGTAAAAATATATTACATATAAAATGCTTACTTCATTCTAAAAGGTCCTTAAAAACACAAATTTAAGGACCTCAAAAAAGGACTTTTACAAGACTGTAAGTTTTCCGTTTATTACTGTTCCACTTGCAGACATCTCAATCTTCTTAGAGTTTTTATCTGTAATTGTAATTCCTGATGATGAAGATACAATCTTGTTATTTGCAGAGTCACTTATACTAAAGCCACTACTGCTGAGTTCAATCTTATTTTTATTAGTATCTTCAACTGTTATACCATTACTGTCACAAGTAACTTTATTGCCATTAGTATCTTCGACTGTTATACCATTACTGTCACAAGTAACTTTATTGCCATTAGTATCTTCAGTTGCAATGCCATCTTTAGTGGTAGTAATGCTGTTGTCGAATCTATCAGTTACTTTTATACCATCAGCAGACATAGCAACACTATTCACTTTGTCATCATCAGATACATCTGTTACAGTAATGCCATTTTCATTCATAATAGCAGTATTGCCATTACGGTCAGTAATACTTATACCATCTTTATTTATAAGTATTGTATTGTGCTTATCAGCTTCACCTGAGTCTACAGTGTCATTAAAAGTAAAGCCATTCTCATCAATAGTAATCAATGATATTGCAGCTTCAGAGCCACTACTACAAATAGGTAAACACTTTAAAGTAGGTGCAGAATAGCTATCAACAGCTGTATCTTGTTCTAGTGTTGCAGTATCTTTTATAAATGTCCTGCTTGAAAATACAAGTACATAATCTCCTACTTTTGGTACAAGGTTTATAGAGTAGCCATTGCAGCCAAAAGAGATTACTTCAACATTTGTCATTATGACATCTTCACGTTTTAAATCTACGTACCTCTCATTTACTGCAGTAACTTCAGCATAGTCTATAAAACGCATATCTTTTATTATACCTTTAGCTATATCTGAGCTGTTTAGATTAGACAGCATAGCACTCAGCTCTACTCCTATCATATACTACTCCTTCTTAAAAAGTGCATCAATATTAGTTATGTCATTAAGTTTTATACCATTTATGTGCATCTGATTAGTTCCATTTGTAGAGAACTTTACTTCAGTATAGTTTGCTTTTATCAGGTTTAAAGGTGACAAAGAAGTAATACCCGTTGTATTAAGCACAGAGCTATAGTAACTAGACTGAAGATAAAACACAGTTTCTGCCTGTATGCTTGGTATATAAGGGCATATAATACTTACTTCTGAGCCTGATGCTGATACACTACTTATCATACTTAATACAGTAAGAGTAGGCATAGTCGTTTTTGCCATAGTACTTGACACTCTTATATTTGCATTATCTGCATACAGATATATAGGAGGTAGTTTTTTACTATAAGCAATAGACAATAGCTCACTGTTCAACCAAGATAGAGCTTTATAAATACTGCTACATTGTGTAGAACTTCCGTGATAGCTATATGTCATACTAAGCCATTCTTTAGGTAGTCCTGTTGTATCAAGAAGTAGCCCGTGTGTTGCGTTTGACTTACTGCTTATGCTTGAATTTATAGTATTTATTACCTGATTAAGAAACACAGGAATAGGATATTCAGCTATAGACCTGCTTCCTGCTGGGTCAGCAATCTTTATATTTGCATTATCACTAAATAAAGTAGCACTACCTACTACTCCTTGAAACGTCAGAATACCGTTAGGATTAGGAGACTCCTGAAATACACTCATTACTTCACCACGGAATGAGTATGCCTCTCCACTGCTGTAATACCCCATAAGCACCTCTATCTCTGAGAAAGTACTTAAGTCAACTGTAGTAGAAAAGTTCATAATACTAACAGTGAACTGTGTTACCATATTATTCGGTATAGCCTTAAGCTGAACTGCAATATTAGGTTTTGCTCCTGTTCTAGGCGTAACTATCCTAAACTTATCAGGAACAGAAGCATCCTTTCTGTAGAAGTCTATATTTATAAACCTGTCAAATAGAGACTGTGTACTACTTAATATACCTCTGAGCGTATCTAATTTACTCATCTTCTTTCCTCATTGCAAGTATAACTGTTATACTGGACAAGTCTTCAAATGCTATTGTTTCTTTGTCTATTGCCAATATAACAGAATAAATTTCATCATAAGGAAAATACACACTGTTTGGATTGCATACAATAGCACGCTCTTCTACTTTTTCATTATCAAGTATTCTGTTGAAACGGAATATCCACTTATTATAAGTTTCACTTATACTGTCTCTGTCAAATACTGCCTCTACAACAAACTGAGCTGTTGCAGTATCAATAGTGAATACTACATTGTCACTATTAGCACTGTTATCTGGTATATAAAAATAGTACTGTTTCATAAGCATACTCCTTACCTTATAAGTTTACTTGCGACTGATGCAGCATTTGCTGCAGCACTTCCTAACAAACATTTTCCTAAGTTCTTGACTGCTGCTACCGCAACAGACGCTTTTGCAACATCGTTAAGACTTATATCTCCTATGACCGTCGTAGTAGTAAGTAGCTCTACTTCCTGAACAATAACGTCTATTTCATAAGCATTTTGTGCATTAGCTAAAGACTTTATTTTCAGCTTTTTTATTACAACATCTACAATTTCACCTGTGTCAGTTTTAAATGGAACAGTATCTCTAGACTTAAATGCAGTAAGTAATATTATCTTCTGTACAAGCAGCGTAGGCTTTATAAGGAGATAGTCTTCTACAATAGGTAATAAAGCAGATATATACCCGTGTAATGTCCAAGTACGAGGCTTAGGTGCTACATTGTCTGTAAGGTATGTTTTTACTCCTGTAGGCTGAGCTATAATCATAGAGTTAGCAATATCCGCTTCATTATCATCTTCAATACTGACTGTAGCTATTGGTATATAGCACAATGATGGAGATGCAAGTACCTGCAGAGCATCATTAAGTGCTTCTTTTCCAGTCTGCTTAGCAAGACCTGTAATAGTAGCAATAGCAGCTGAACCTGCTACCGCTGCCATATTCTTTCCAATAGAAGCTAAACCTGCCATATATACACCTCCTTATTTTGTAGTTGATGGTATACCATTTAATTTTATTATATCAAATGCCGGGTTATAGCCAGCAGCTTCAAGTTGTTCATTAGTAATAGTGCCATCTTTACGCATTTCAATATACACGTTTATACCAAGTTCTCCGTTAGCTATACGCTTATTTGCTTCATCAAGTGCGTCACCTGTGTCTAAGAAGTACTGAACACGCTCTGTAGCAACTACATTGTTTATATAGCCTTCTATAAACTTTTCAAGTTCCTCTTTACTAACGTCTGGTTTGGTGGTCTTTATGTTGCCTAAAGCCGCTGCAAACTTACTAGCCTCTACCTCTGCTGGTGTTCTCTTTCCAACACCAAAAATATGTGTAGTTCGGAATGGGAAAAGCATACTACTAACTGCTTTATCTGCATAAGTTAAGTCTCCAGTGCCATCGCCAACTACTCCTTTGCTTTGTAAGTAACGTGTTATCTCTCCAGCATAGGCATTACTGCCGTAATCAAAAGCTCTCCAAAATGATACAGGAAAATATTTTTTGACTTTTGTGTAGTTACTTCTGTCATTAGTAAAAGTGTCTATACCACTATTTTCTACACCGTACTGCTCAAACATACTGTTTATCTTATTAAAAGATTTATGTCTTGATATAAAACCACCAATACTAGTACTTTCAAAAGGAGTATTTTCATCTGCTCCAGTAATAGACTTTAATAGTCCTGCCCACCAGCTTCTGAAAGGAATACCAACGGCTTCCTCAAAAGCTTCATACAAAGCCATATAACTTGCCTTTATGTCTTCCTGCAGCTTTTTAAGCGCAAAGTTTGTTTGTTCAGCATAGTTATAGGCACCCCAGTTATTGTTAGGCCTTCTTGAACGTATATCAGATATAGGAATTCCATTGTTTATAGAGAATGCTAAAACTTCTGAGGCAGATTTACCAAGTGTATCATCAAGAAGTTTCTGCAGCTGTTCTTTTTCTTTTTCAGATGCTCCACTATATCTTGAAGCTACTGCCTCAAGTGTATTCCACCAAGCACTATTTGCATCTCCTTCTTGCATCATATTCTGGTATTGTCCAAGGATAGCAGCAGGAAGAAGGTCAAATCCCTTACCAAGCAAAGACATTTGTCCTCGTTTAGAAGAGAAAGTGATTATATCACTGTCTATTGCCTCTTTATTAATACCTATAGCACTACTTGCAGACTGATTATCTAAAGAGCCTTCAATTCCATAACCAGCATAATATCTTCTGTTCGGAAGGTCCGCAGCACTTTCTGCAATAGCTTCTACCGCTTTTGTATCAAACTTCTTTACTGCTTTAGCTGCTGTAGCTATAAGTTTATATAGTGCATATATCTTTGCAAGGTTCCCACCGACATTACGTAGGTTCTCTAACCAATTTTTAGAACTCTTTTCTGCATCTTTTTCTGGCTTCTTAATACGCTCCCAGTTCTCTGCAGTATGTGGACCTTTAGGGTCAATCCATCTACCTTCACCCATAGATACAGATGCTTCCCTAAGTTTATCCATATCCGGCTTCATAGTAGATAAGTTAGTATAGAACTGTGCATATTGCCTTGATACAAGAAAATCTGTATCTGCTAGTAGTTTTTGATACTTATTTTCAGGAGCTTTTGCTCCAGTGCCATATCCTTTACTACCAGTAAGGTCACCCATGTGTGTTTCTACCCAGCTTGCTTCATCACTAAGACCTAGCTGTCTTAAGACAAATGCCATATCACTAGCGTGGTTAGAATTAGGCATACCTCTAGTATACTTTAGTGCATCGTGTGTACCCGCAGCAAACAGGAGTTTATCTATATCTTTTGGACTATACCCTGCCTTTACAGCATCTTGGAAAACACCTTGCATTACTGCATCTGTATGTCTTGCTAGTCCTCCAGTTCCGTGTGCAAATAAAGGGTGATATTTCATCGTAGATGCTGCTGGTTGATAATAGAACCCTTCAGGACCACCATAAGCATCAAGAATATCTACAAACTTATGTCGATAGCTAGGGTCTTTGATAAACTGTGTAGCGTGCATTCTGTACGCACTAGACACATCTGAGTCTTGTTTAAACGCACCATAGTATAAGTTACTGTCAAATGTTTTACCTTTTAAATTAGCAAAGTTCTTACGGAGAACTATCATATTTTCAAGGTCTTGTATTCTGCCTTCATCTGCCTGCCAGTCTCTTCGTCTCCTACGCCAAGACTCCCATTTTTCATTATCATCTGCAGTAGGCTGATATCTTATATCATAAGGACTGTGTGGGTGATATTCTATTCTATTTAGAAATGATTGGCTTTTTAAAGACTGGAATACCTCTTTTCTCTGCAATGCTGAAAGACTGTCTGTAAATGCCTTGCCAATCATAACAGCAATTTTATCTGCAATAAAATTACTTAAGCCATTTAATACTGTTTTATCTAAAGCACTAGAGTTTATCTTCTGCTTCAGGTTATGATAATTGGCAAATGCTAGTCCACTATCTAGCCTAGAGAATGTAGAAGAAATCCCTGATGTAAAGCCAGAGACATTGCCTATACCTTCCCTAGATAAGGTACGTCTGAATGAATTAGCATATTCTTTAGCACCAAGTTCTGCAACACGCTTCAAAGAAGCCATATCAGGAGTAAAGCCTATTTTAAGTGTAAGGTCATCATCTCTAGCCATTTGGGTCTCCATTGATTAGGGATATATAAATTATACCGTCTATCATATCATCAAAGTCTATAGGTGGTCTGTGAAAACGTTCTAAATATCTGTAATATAGAAAAAGCAGCCTACCAAGCTGCTCATCAATTTTCTCGTCTAAAGATTTTTTCTTGCTCAATATACTGCGTAAAGCTGCTATAGGGTCATCTATAGCAGTATTTTGCACAGTTTTATTGCCGACAATATTGCTGAGCTTCTTTACTGCGGCGTTGATTTTTTTAGTAGTATAGCGTATGTTACATCAAGTAACTTATCAAGTAAGTAACTTTCAGTGCTAAGTACAAGCGACAGTCTGTTACCTTCACCTCTTGCATATACGATACTCTTAATTACAGTATCCTTATGTCTGAAAGTGATTGTAGAACCATCAAATAAGAGTTCTGCAATAGTACAGAGCTCTTTTACGTCCGGGCTAGTACCTGAATTTACTACTCTGATTATAGTCAAAGGGTCGATATTATTAATCTTATCTACTTCAACTGTAACTTCACTAAGCTCTTTCCTAGAGTTTATAAACTCTTCAGAAATTTTATTGATAGACTTACTGTCAAATGTGTATTTTGTTTCTGCCATATATTGCCTCCTTAATGGCGAACTTTTCAGTTTTTATACACCACGTTGTACCCAATCCCACGTAGCATAGTTAAATACCACATTGTATGAAGGTGCATCATTACCTGCAAGTTTAAGCGGTGGAGCATCTACTACAGTACATTTAGAGAACTGTATCTTATAAGCTTTACCATTGAACTCCCACGCAACAGATATTGTAGCACCGACAGAATCACCTACAGCACGCTGAGCATCTGCAATAGCTGAAATGTCACATATTTTATTTGTATTATCAAGATTAGCACCAATTCTAATAACGCTAAATGTAATGCTACCTGCCTTGTTTGCATTAGTAAGCTGTATGCTACCACCATTAAGCAAAGGAATTATTACAGAGTTCTGTAATGCCTGTGAAGTATCAATGAACTGGTCATTTAATTTAAAGCCAGTAAGTGTTACTTCTGTGCTTGCAGCAAGTGTTTCTGTGCCAAAAGTAAGTGCTTTAGGATAAGAGTAGCTAATTGTACTTTCACCTGTAGCCTGTACTATATAGTCTGGTGTTGCCATTTTCTACCTCCTGTTATACTGTAAGCTGTCCTGTTACTTTTACTTTACGCAGCTTGTCTTGATAAGTAGCTTGCCAAGCATTTGGAATTATAATCTCATCAGCTGCTGAAGCCGGTCTTTCTGCATAGCTTGGAGCCGTAATAACAAAGTTTGAAATAATTCCTGCAAGTTGGAAAGAACCAACCAAAGTTGACATAATAGATAATATTGCATTATAAGAGTCAAGAGATACTCTTACACCTCTTCCTGCCATATAATTAGCACAGCGTACTTTACACATATAATTACAATAAGCAACAAGCCAATATGCAGATATGTGTTTTCCGTTTATTGTTTTTGCACCATATGCTACTGTCTGTCCTGTAGTATCTCCTACATACTTCCAGTACTGCATATTAATGTTTTTAAGAGTGTTTTGCTCTGTTATAGATAGTGCTTCACCACCTTCACCACTGGCAGTGTTTATTACAGTATTACCTACAAAGTCAAATGCGTTGCCCGCATATACTCCTGTAGCATTCATTACTGCAAGAGCAATTCCAGCTGCAACTAACGCCGGGTTATATAAGTTATCCCCGTCAGTAGTATTTAACTTCTTATAAGAGAAGAATGCATCATAGCCTGCGGATTTAACTGTAGTGTATAATGAGTCTTCTGCTCCTGTATATGACGGCAATAATGGTGCACTTGACAACAAAGTGTCTGCTGCACACAATTTACAAAGTTCTACTACAGCACTTGACAACAGCTCATTTTCTTTGTCGTCTGTACATACAAGAAGTGTTTTAAAATATCCAAGCTGATGTGTTGCTGCAAATGCTGCGTCTAAGTCTTCAGTGTCCAGAGCATCTGCATTAGCCAGCTTATTACAGAAAGCCACAAGTATAACAGAATTAGATGTGCCTGTTTCAAAAAACTTAGATAACCAAGTAGCAAGCTGCCCTTTTACAATAGAGCTGTAATTTGCATTTGTTACTTCTGCAAGTTCACCAACTACTACTCCAGATTTTTTGACATCTGTAAAAGCTGTAACGTCTTTTACAAAACGCTCTTTTTCTATGTAGATAACTGTCTTGGCGTAGTTATCTCCCGGGTTAGAAGTAAGAACTACTTCCGTAGAAAACTCAACGTCTTCCTGAGCAACTGAGCCTAAAAAGTCGTCCATAGTATTCCTCCTAATTTACAATTAAGTCTCCTGATATATCTACATTTCGTAAATACTCAGAAGCTATTTCAAGTTCTTCATTATATGCAATAGTAAGGTTTACATTGTAGCATAGTGTACTAGCTACACCTTCCTGCATATACAATGATGTAAAAACTCTAATATCTTTATTGTTTAATACACCATTTATAGACTTAAAGGCTGACTGTATGTCTACTCTATAGGGCCAAAATACTGTGCTATATGCCATACTTTCTGCCTGCTTTCCTATAAATGAAAGGTGCACGACTGCACTACCAGACCTTATTATTCTATCACCTTTTCGTATTGCAGCAGAGGTAAAGTTAGTATAGTCAATTACATAGCCTATCCAAGTATCCCCAGTACTGTCATCAGCTACTGGGTTATACCAGTTTCCTTGAAGTGGCACGATATACTTTATGTATTCTTCATTTTCAAAGAAGATGCTACAGAGCAACCTTCGTAAGGTTTCCATTCTAAGGTTCTCTGACATATACTGCCTCCAGCCCATCTATCATTTCACCTGTATATATACCAACAGGCTTATTGTCTTTCTGTCTTTTATAAACCGGACCATTCTCCGGCTTAAGTTTATCTGCAGCTACAAAGCATACAATGTCCTCTACTATTTCTTGTCCTGCTTCTTTTAGCTGCTGTGCTACCTTAGTACCTTTAAAACGTTTAAGCATACTCTTTTTGAGTATAGATGTTATTTTAGAATAACCACCTGACTCTAAGTATTGGCTAAACAGGTCACGGCCTGGTATATTAAATACCTTATTGTTTTCACTTTTCCACTCTCCACCAAGAAAAAACTTCTTAGCGTGGTCTCTTGAAGCACCTTCTTTAAACTGAATTATCAGTTTGTTCTTACTATCTAAACCTAGTTTAGTTTTAAGTAAATCATAGTTATTAATAGTAATATCAGTCATATACTTCCTTATTTTACTACGGTAATTTAAATTAGTAAATACCCTTTTTGGTCTGTAAGGAGTTATTACTGTTGTTATTATTACCCTGTATTTTCTGTATTTTAAATGCTTTAAAGCCCGCGTAATATCCCCAAGAGGACTTAGATACTACTTTATAGTATAGTCCATTACTAGGGTGTTTTATTGTGTGTCCTAGCTCTAATGGTGAAGTCTCTTCCACCCATACTTCCTCATTATCCGAAGAGTCTATAACACGCCAGTTACTACGTCCTGCCAGTCTCCCTGAAGGTCCAACCAACTGTTCTCCAGTAGTGCTAGACTGTAGGATTATGTCTACTTTGCCTAAATATACCCTATCATAGTCTTCTCCTACTTTAGGGGTATCTTTATAATAATCTACTGATACAAGCATTTCACTAAAATGTATTAAGGAGTCTCCATAAACCATATAGAACCTCCATTTAGTATAGCTGGTATTTTTCAGGTGCAGACAATAACAAGTCTAAAGCTCTTAATCCAAAGTAGTTAGACTTTAGCTTAGTATAGTTGTCTTGCACTTTTTGGTCTTTAAAATGCAATCTTACACCACCAATCTCTTTTTCTACTAAAGGTACACCACCTGTAGTAAAAATACCATCTACAAGAGTTGGATAAGCATCTGCTAGCCACCAAGCTACAAGATAATTAAGAGTAAGATTTACTTTATTTTCTCGCTGAGTCGCAGGTAAAACTCTCCAAAGTGTGGTAACTCCACTCCAGTCTGCACTTATACAGTTTATCGCCAGCTGAATATCTTCATCTGTAAGTTTATCTTTAAACTTGTTTCTAAACATAAACGACTCAACTGTCATAAAGCCACTCCTGTCATTATATAATGAAAATTATACCTGTTATTTTCACTTAAGTCTTTTTAAAAGGTCCTTAAAAATGTGAATTTAAGGACCTCAAAAATGCCTTTTACTCTGTTTCTGTATCAACTTTTTGTTTCTTTAAGCTACTAAGTTCTTTTTTAGCTTTAAGCAATTCCGCTTTAAGTTTTTCAATTTCCTTAGTAGATTCTTCAACTTTGCTGTTAGACTCTTCTAACTTTCTATTTGCTTCTTCAAGTTTCCTGTTTGCTCTATCTTCTCCTGACAATGCAAAACCCGGAATATGGTCAAGTACACGGACCATTTTATTAGCAACAAGTGTATTAAAAACAGAGTTATTCTGCAGTATAGCTAACTGCTCTTCAGTTACTTCTGTATAAGCTTTCTTACCGTGCTGTTTGTCAAACTCTGTATAGTTTCTTTTAGGTAGCAAAATACCATTAATTTCATACTCAACTGCTGTATAACCAATAATATATTTATTAGCCATTTGCTTATCTCCTATTAAAAAGAAGTAGCAAAGTTATTAACTCTGCTACTCTTATTGTTGGGGGGTTTAAAGTGAGGGTTTATTTTACACCAAAGCCTTGATAAACTTTTACAGCATTAGGCACAGGCGCGAAAATACCAGCTACACGGGACATTGTCTTGAACTGTGTATTATACATACCAGGAATGGCCGGGAATACATACTGGTCAAGAGGATTTCCGAATAATACAAGGTCCTGTTTTTTATCATCAGGTCCTGCTCCAACAGTTGGTGCAGTAATAACTAAATAGTCAGCATCTGTAGGATTGAATACAGACTTTGCTTTAAGCATTGGTTCTGAAATAAACTGAATTTTAGGGTCACGACCATCAGGGCCACGTCCAGACAAGTAGTTTTCTGCAAAGATTTTCATCGCAGCAGTAGGGTTATAAGTATTTGAGTATGGCATTGAAGTAAGCAAGTTATATGCCGCAGGTGCCATAGCAACTTTAATAGTATCAAACTTATTGTCTGAAGCATCAAGGAACTCATTAAGAATCTTAGCAAGACTACTGAAAGCTGTATTACCTTTAGTAACATTACTAGTGTCTTCTGAAATTGCTTTAAGTGAGTTACCACCCCATACAGATACAGGATTTACATTTAAAAGACCTTTTGTTTCTGTATCTTCATTGCCGTAGTAAATCATATATGCTTTAAGCATATTCATTACATAGTTAGCATAGCGCTGTTTTGTGGCTATTGAAGATTCACCAAAAGGATTTGCTGATTTACCTGATGCACGTTCTTTTTCCGCCTGAGTAATTGTATAAGTAACCATCATATTAATTACTGATGCAGACATCATTCCATTGATAACGTTTACATCATTAGTCATTTTGTTCTGAAGGTCACCAGTAGAGCCAATTGAACCCCAACCAGCATACTGTTCCATTACAAGAGACATAACTTCAGCCCAAGGATTGTCACCACTATCTCGTGCTACCAAATCAAATGCGTGGGTGTAAGCAAGCGGCTCCTTAAATATTTTCTTAAAGTAAGAAACATTCCAAGGAAGAAACTGCTGTCCATCAAGCAATGAGTCTTTAGTGAATTTGTAGTGCCAGCCTTTTGCAACTGAGTCATATACTGGAACAATATTTACTTTTGACGGGTCTTTTTTGTATAATGCAGAAACTTCTGCAGATGCAATAGGGTCAAGCAGATGTGCAGAATCACCTACAAAGCTTGCGTCCTGTGCGTGTGCTGGTACTGCAAAGTTTGCTTCAGATTCAGGACCAATTTCAACTGAAAGTCCTGCACCTACTTTAGCAAAAGCTGGGTCATTTTCTATAGCTTTAAGAACTTTATTAAAGCCCTTACAAGATTTACTTACTCTTGTTTCCATTTACTTACTCCTAAATAAAGTTTACAAATAAAGTTACACCGTTAGGACCATCAACATCATATACTTTTGCATCGAGTGATGTGTATCCCTCAGTAGCACTTTCACCTTTTGCTAAGAATCCGATTTGTCCTGTAGTGTTATTCATTACTACAACACTGTCCAAAGCCGGTGTAACTGCACCTGCTACATCTTCATCCCATTCAGACAATTGTACAAGACCAAATGTAACAATAGTTGCAGGTCGTCCCGGGAAGTAGTAGTCGTTCATAGTAGGGTCAGCTTTCATAATTGAAGGGTCAGCTGCAAGCATACCTACAATTACTCCATCAGTTGTTTTTCCTACTTTAAAACCGTCTTTTTCTGTAGGCTCTACACATACCACACGACCAAACTTAGCGGAAGTAGGGTCTGCGTTAAGGTCTATATATCCACCTTTTGTGAGTGGAAACTGATGTACAAATACCGGTAAGCCATTTACTTTACCTGTTCCTTTAAAAGTAACAGGGTTAAAAGACATATTATTAGATACCATTTTTATCTCCTCATTTCAGACATAAAATCTTCGATAGACATTCCATTGCTGGAAGAATCGTTGACTAACGCAGAGTCAGTTGTTACTTTTTTATCTTCAGGTTTTTCACTGTCTTCAGCAGATTTTTCAGCTGCACAAGTGTCTGAAGTGTTCTTATTTTCAAGTAAACTTCTTACTGCTTTAATTTCGGTAAGCAATTCTGCAAAGAACTTTTCTTCTTTTGCCCAGTGTTCTGCTTCTCCTGAAGAGTTATCTGTAGCACTTTTTTCTGCAGGTTTTTCTACTGTAGAATCTTTTTGCTCACTTGCTTTTTCTTCCGGAGTAGGGCTTTTGTTTTCATCTGCCTGTGTACCGGTTCCAGCAACACCTGTTGCACCCGGAGCGAAGTCTTCAGTAGGCTTTTCGTTTTCCATAGTTCCTCCTATATTATATACAGCACAGTTTTCTTCAACAAGTTTATCATAAAGCTGTAACAGCTTTTCTGTAGCTTTTTGAATAACTGCTGGTTCCATAGTGTTTGCATTTTTCATATCATCAAGACAAGCTGTGAATAATGCTTTACTGTTTGTATCAGGTATATCAGAAAGACTCTCAATTATTGGTGAGATAAATGAGCTGTCTTCTGCTACTTTGTTTATCATATCTTTTACATTTACGCTGTCCATAGTAATCTTTGCCCATTCTAAAATACTTAAAGGTCTTATGCTATCCCTAACACAAGATGCTTTACCACCTCGTCCACAGCGAGTAAGCGCTAAATGATTTACCTCTTTAATACTTACCATCTTAATTTGATAAGGTTCACCATTGTGCTCACCTGCTTCCCATATACACGTAGATATATATCCGGGACTTACTTCTCTATATCCACGGTCATAGTAGTCTACTGCTTCTTTATCAATTAAAGTAAGTGTAGAATGTACGTGTGCTTCACCATCTTCTTCCATTATAACTTCAGAAGTGTTTCCTGTAAACCCTCTCATTAAATCTCTACAGTTATATTGGTCGACAAGATACTCAGGGTGCTCTACTGTTAATGGCAAGTTTGTAAACAAATCTGCAGTACCTAAAAACAATACTGCAGGCCTGTATACATTAAAACTGTCAAGGTCTTTATATTCATCAGGTATTACATCAGAGTCAAGACCAAGCGTACAAAGTTCACTCCGTCGGTATTTATATATACCAGAATGAGCAATAGCCACGTGCTTTACAAGTTTTAATGGCTTACAGTCTAAAAAACTGTCTTTATTCAGTTTCGGCATTTGTAGTTACCTCCTTCACAAGTGCTTGAGCTTCTTTTGCATTTGACAGATTTTTCTCAAGTGCAGTTGTATTTTCAGATGTCTTAATAAGCTCTAAGTCTTCTTGAGATATTTTAACATCTCTAAAGAACTGTTGAGTAATGTTTATTGCTGTTGATATAGGCACTCCTGCTTGTTTTAAGGAGTTTGCTGCAGCAGCGAACCTTGCAGCTGTCTCAGCTCTCTCACTATCTGTAGCTACAACAGGCGTATCAAAAGAGAACTGTACATCTTTTATGTATCTTGCTTCCTCACTATCCTCTCCAAATGTGTGTATTACTGCATAAGGTATAATTACAGATATACTAGGCAATATAGTCTGCTGTGCTAGTTTTATAGTCTGGGATTCTTTCAGCAACACCTCTTCAGTATTATTACTAAATCCTTTAGGCTGTGTATGGAATAATACAGATTCTGGTATACCAGACTGTGCAGCAATATCCTGTCGCATAGTAAGCATAAGGTCAGGGTATCCTGTGTATTGCCTATTTACAGTATAAACCTTTCCAAAAGCATTAAGAACTTTCGGATTTGCCATAGACCATTCTTTCATCTGCTCTGTGTTTTCTGTCATAAGTTTTTTGACAGCATCAACACCTAACTGTGCAAATAATGTATCTAAAGGCATTTCATAAAGTAACAAAGACATTTGCTGAGCCATAAGAGGTATAGATGCAATAGACATCTCATAACCTAGTATAGACCTCATATAACCTTCAAGGTCTGAAACACCCCAGCCCAATTGACGTATAGCTCCCCAATAAGGTAGCCTCTTAGGTCTTATTACTGCGCTTCTTCCTGTGCTTACTTCTATACCAGATAAAGGAACATAATAAGATTTTGCAGACATATAATCTGCAGCAGTTATGTTATAGTCAGGTGTCAATACAGTATTCCATCTATCTACTGATACCCATCTATCTATACAGCCTTTATGTAGCATACCAGACTTAAGCAATTTTAGAGGGTTATATGCGAAGCTTTCACCTGTTTCTTTTTTGAATACAGGATATAGCACTGCTCCTCCATATAAAAAACCATCTCGCATAGTGTCTGATAAAGCCTCAAGAAATCCTGTAGCACTTAGGCTGTTTCTAAGTTTTTCGAGATTTTCTTCTGTCCATATATCCTTGTTATCACTAGTAAAACGATAACCGTTTAATGTAACACCTTTTGCTTTCTTATTTATAATAATCTCTGCAAGTCCACCTGATGAGTATATACTTGTAGCTTCAAAAGGACCAATGGCTACTGGTATTGTTGCAGACGAGAAAGTTGTAGGGTCTTCTCTTGTGCCTATCTTAGACATAGGGTTATAAAAACTATCTTTTGTAAGTGTAAAATTTTTTCTTACTTCATCTACTGATACTGTTTCTTCACCTGCGGCTACTCTGTTTGCAAGGATGTGCTCCCAAGTTATTGCTTTTACTTCTTCAATGTCTGAAATGGTATGAGTCCTTTGTCCAATACCATCTGCTGTATACATTCCTTGTTTATTGCCTCTTGCAAGTATTGTATATATATCTCTGAATAGGCCACTAGTTGTTTCCTTTGCAGCTATATCAAAGCTCTTCATATATCCTCCTAGCTAAAAAGTTTATTTAAAGCTTCTTTCATTGACTTAATATTAGCAATATTCCATAAGCCATACTCAAGTGCGTCACAGATATGGTCAGGGTCCTTAGGGCCTTTTCCTTTCTCTGGCTTACCTGTAAGGTCAAACTGTCTTGTTTTAAGTGCGAGTATCAATTCCTTACATTCTTTTGATACAAAGAGTTTTCCTGCCTTAAACATTTTGTTTACAATCATTATACGCTCATTAATACTAGGATTTGATGGAGATTGATGGAGTATAATATTATTGTCTGCTATTTCCTTATAGTAGCCTGCCATAATCTCTTTTGAAGAAGCATCAGGCCACCAGTCTATCTGACTTGCAGGAAAAGTACTGCGTAATATTTCAGGAGCATCTCCTACAATACTAAATGAAAACTCTTTATAAATATAGTATATACCGTTCTTTTCGTAAATAGCTGCAGCCTTACTGAAGCCTGAGTTAAGGTCCTGACCTATAGCAATAGGCTCAAAGTCATATTCTATTTCCTTAGGGTCATATACACATATCCTTTCATCAAAGTCTTTATATACTCGTCCAGTAGTAAGGTTTACAAATTTACCTTCTAAGAAAGCTTCACGTTCCTCAGGTGAATACAGATTGTACAGTCGTTTTACATAGTCAGGGTCAAGTGTTGTATTGTTCTTTGTAAGCCCTCTAATAAGCACATACTTCTCACCTTTTTCACGTAGCATATTTACTATCTGAAAACAGCCTTTAAGACCTTGTGCGGTAGTTAAGCCAATAAAGATAGCTTTACGCCCGTTAGGACACAATACACGTGAGCGTTCCTGTACTGCAGTAAATGCTTCAATTGCAGTCTGTTGTGGTAATTCGTCTAACTCATCAAAAATAAATGCTGTAAAGTTATATGCAAAAATGTCGTCAGGATTTGAACAGTTAATATATACAAACTTTACTGTTCCTATTATTATCACGTGCTCTTGTTTATTGTGGGTATACTTTATATGAGCAAGGTTCAGCTGCTTAAATAAATCAGACAATAGTGTAAGCCTAAGCATAGTCTGACTTGTCCCGCCTATTCCAACAGTTACACTATAGCCTTTGAACATACTGTATAGCTTTAGTATTGCTAGCACACCTGTAAATGACTTTCCACAGCCATAGCCTCCTAGCAAAAAGAAGTTTGACGTGTCTGGATAGTCATCTATTACCTGCAGTAGTGCATTCTGATGTGTAAACGGCTCTATTGTTAATTCATTCTTAAAGCTGTTTTGTGCCATCAAATACCTCAACTGCTGTATCTGGGTCACTTATATCTACTGGCTTTGTGTTTATTACAATAGTTCCAACATTGCTAGCAGAATTATTATCATCACCTCCACCATACCTTGAAGGATTTATTTTACTTAATAACCAGGTTACAGCGTGGTCTTTACCTTTTCCTGTTTGTATATCAATTACATCGTCTAATGTTTTAAGTAATTTTAACTCAAGAGTCTTACTAGCCTGTTTACACTGTGCCTGAAATAATATATCGTTGTCAAGTGTTGCTATTTGCTGTTCATCGGCCATAGATAGTATTAGAGCATCTGCATAGGACATACCTGCTATAAGTGCATTTAGTATTGTTTCTTTTATATTGTCTAATGTTCTCATAGAGTCCTCCTGAATACAAGTATATAATAGTTATAATATTTTGTAAATGGCATACTTTTTACTTTATATATTGTTATATTGTGAGTATTTAAGGGATATAATATGCCTGTATCTTTTCAAAAGGTCCTTAAAAACGCAAATTTAAGGACTTCAAAAATGCTATTTATTTATACCGCCGGAAAACAATAACCCCGTTTTATTTTTGTCTTGACAGTTATATAGAGCTCATACCCTATACAAAGAAATGGCCTCCGGCACGTGGTTAGAGACAGGTGCTACTAAGGAGTACTGGAGAACTTAAGGGCTTATTATTTTTGACTAAGGCACTATAAAATAAACCTTTCCCGTTTATTGACTATGGCCTATTTTAGTTATTGGTACAGATGTAGAGTGAAAACAGTATAAATGGGTTATATTTGTATAGTAGTAATAATTTTTTGTTATAGAGTGAAAAAATATTAATTAAGTAGTTGATTAGTTATTAATATTATGATATTATAATAATTAATAAGAGAGTTTAAAATTATTATTAATTAGTTTTTGATTATTTTTAGTAAAAAATAATTAAGGGGTAAAAAATGAAAGATTTAGTTGTAATGATTTTGAAGAAGAATGAAGACAGTATTTTAGAGTTGGAAAAGAAAATTGAAAAGGGGGGTAATAAAAAAAGTATTGAAAGTGTTATTTGTGGAATAAGAAAAAATAATGAGATATTAAAATTGATTAATGATTTATTGAATGGAAAAAATGGAGATGAAAAGATTATTAAAAGATTAGAATATTGTAGAAAAGTTGAATTAAAGGAAATAAGTAAGGAAGATGTAATTAAAAATGATTTGTTAGATGTAGTAATTATTAAGAAAATAAATGGTGTTAATAAGTATTTTATAAGTGAATAAAAATTAAATAATTGGTTAGTTAGAAATAGCTAACCAATTATTTTTAACCAACTTATTATTTAATTAAATATTTATTACTTAATTAAATAATAAATTAGTTAAATAAGCAACTGGTTATGCTTAATTAGCCAGAAGGAAGTATCAAATGATTAAATTTACAGACGAGTTTATTGAAAAAGCTAACTATTTATATCGGCTAGCAGAGAGATATAGTGGTTTATCAATTCACCATTTAGACAAGACTAAATGTTATTTTCCGAATGTTATTTTCCGAACAAGGTTTAATATGTTAGTAGATTTCTTAGGCGATAAGTTTAATAGGCCAGTTATTATTTCAGCAATAAAAAATTACTTAATCGGATTAAGTTATCTGAATGAAAATGCACAAGTTCGTGAGTTTATAGATGGTATTGACTTAAGCTAATTTATAGACCAGATAATGTTAAGTAGTTTATATTAATCAGTAGTATAAACTACTCAATATTAAATATTATTCTATTGATTAGTATAAACTATTTAATATTATACTAAGTAATGTCTAATGGCTAAGAGTGTCTAATGACTAAGAGTGTCTAATGACTAATTTACTAAATAATGTCTAATGACTAATTGGAGGATTTTATGCACTGGTTAAATGTTTATTCAATGTTACTTAAACAGACAAGTAGCCTTTTTGAAGTGGTTTATTTGCCACTGATAATTGTCACTTTCATATTGATTATGATACCATTTAAAAATAAATATCTACAAGATATATTATTGTTTGTGTGTCTATTGTTAATTGCTCTTGTACCAGTAGTATTTATGGTAGTGACAAGGGTTTATATGTTCAATCAGTTTGGACTATAAATTACAATCAAGTGTTTATACCCTAGGCTTACTAGGGTATTTTTATTTGTCTACAGTCAAGTGTATAATTACAATCAAGTGTATAATTACAATCAAGTGTATAATTACAATCAAGTGTATAATTACAATCAAGTGTATAATAGTTACTTGACTATTGTTAAGTGTATCGTTTTAATAGTTAATGTCTACTAAGATTATTGTATCGGGGTTATTGAAAAACTGGCCCTTTTTTGTATACCCTTTTTGAAAAAATAGGCCCCAAAAAGGGTATACAAACGTATACTATACGTATAGTTTACGTTTGATAGATTATTGTATCGTGACAATTTGTATTTACAAGAGTTGATTTTTGAATATTTTAAGGACCTTTTGGAAGGTTTTTTGATGTTGTGTTTACAATATAATGACAATTTTCTATTTTTACAAGGTTTAGTATTTATGGAAAAAGTAAAAATGAAAAAAACTCAAAATTTGATAAAACTACTATACGAATGTATACCATTTTTCAAAAATAGGCCCACAAAATACTATACGAGTGTATACTAATTTTTTGGAAAAATGGATTTTACGAAATTAAGAAGTTTCCATAAATACTAGCCTTTGTAAAATAAAAAATTGTCACGATACAATAATCTATAAAGAATACCATTCTAATCACTAATCATCATACTTACTTGACAATAAACAATTACCATAAAAAATATTTTAGAACTCCATAAAAAATATTCTAAAAAATATTCTAAAAAATATTCTAAGAGCGCCATAAAAAATATTCTAAGAGCGCCATAAAAAATATTCTAAAAAATATTCTAAAAAATATTCTAAGAGCGCCATAAAAAATATTCTAAGAGCGCCATAAAAAATATTCTAA